CCAGGACACAAGTGAACTAGCGCTCCGTAGGTTGCCGGGAGGCATCTGACGGATGTAGGTTGGTGTAACCACCTCACCGTCATAGGCATCCATCCCGCATGACTCTCTGAACTTTCCAGTCCAGAAGGACTTGTGGCGTCCTACCTTGCAATAGTACTTTTGTAGGTAGGCGACAACCTCGACCGCATCATTTGCGGGTACGATGATATCGTCCCCGTAAACGAACACCTTCCGAGAATATCGAAAGACATTCTCAGAGGTGACAGGAAGATTGTGTTTCTTTAGTAGAGCCCCTATACATACAGTATAGAAGTACATGGACTCTACCGGAAAACACAGAGCACTCCCCATTGACGCAAACTTCTTCAAGGGCAATACATCGCCATTAGGAAGTTGCGCCCGACTCGATCTGCATGCAAAGATAGCATCCCGTAAATCCGGTTCGCTATCGAACATGCGGATTGCAAGCGAAAGTGGGACACGATCACTTGCAGAAGATAGATCCAATGTTGCCATTGTTCTATCTTTCGAGGACGTCAATGCAAGCTCACGATTGACGGTCTGATCTGTAAAATTCACATGACCAGCCGTCAAACGTGAACCCTCCAATTTTCTTACTAGATAATTGGAGAGAGCCTGTTGTGTATATTGCATACACACAGGTTCGATCGCAATGACGCGGGGGGCCTTGAGAGTCTTAGGAACAAGAGTAACCTTTACAGGTTGCTCGTGTTCTTCAGAGACGAACGACACACGCTTGAACTCCTTACTCAAATAAGCTGACTCACTTGAGACAGCATTATGAAAGTAAGGGAAGTACGGTTCAAGCCGTTCGTGCCACCTGGGGAAGGAATACTTTCTGTTTCCAGAAAGACCTTCCGCAGTAGCTCCAGGACCGTGCTTAGGAAAACAATGATCAGTAGTAAATCCACTGAACAAAGTTGACCAGAGCTTGGTACACAGTTGAAGAAATTCTTCTTCAACTTCTGGAACCAAAGGCGTATCAAGGTCGCGCTCACACGCGATGAACTCGAGAACTGCTTTGTTAGCCCTTTCGGGCGTACAAGGCAACTCGAGCTTTTTGAAGGCAAACGCCACTTGGCGGATGCCCTCAATGGCTGCGATATCGCATTCAT